TTCTTCAGACCTGCAATGGTGATATTGAATAAGACTTCCATCAAGATCTAGTTCAGTTTTAGAAGGATCATAATTATCTAAACCCCAAACTTGAAATATAGATGACTTACTAGACTTTAAAGTAATTGCTGTAATAGGATGAGCCGCTGCTTCTGGAATAGGAAAACCATCATCTGAAGCAACCTCAATATCAAAGTTTACAATGTTAATATGATTAGGATTAAATTTAATGTCTGATGGAAACTTATCTGTAATGAATTGATGGATATAATTTGTAGTACCATAGGCTTTAAAGCCTTCCATTTCACCGTGAAATTCCAACCACTCTTTAGCTTCTTTCATACTATCACATGGTCTTGGCTTTACATAACCACCATCAAAAGAAATAAACTTTGTAGGAGTTTGAGACTTTGTATAAAGAGTTGGTTTAAATTTTTCTTTATATGAAATAGACGCGCCACTATCATTGTATCCACGATACATAATTGTGTTGCCATAACGATTCACAGACGTATAGAATGACAATAGAATACCTCCAGTTAGATTTATATTCTACCATATTTTTGGGGGTTTGTAAACCCCTTTATTTATGATGTTAATATTTTTGAGTGGGGTAGTTGTAGTTGATCGCATAATTCTTGGATATAATCTAAGTTGTTAGATGTGAAAGTACACACATGATTTCCACCACCTGGTCCGTTTGTTTGGAATAGTGAAAGTGCACACCCATGTTCTTTTGCGAATTGTTTGATTTCTGATTTAGTTGAAGTATAGGCGATATCCGATATTAGAACGTAAGTCATAATGTTTTCTCCTTTTTGATTAGTACAGTCTATACTAAAAAAGGGGGTTTGTAAACCCCCTAAATGCATTTAATTGAAATTTTTTATGCTAAGGCTTTTGACCTCCAGTCCATAATTATTTTTTCATACCATGCAGGGTTTTTATTCTTTAGTATATTTAAAGGAGCACCGTCTGAACCTTTTTTGTTTCGTGCTTCAACGTATTCTTCAACAGTAAAATTTTTAATAAGTTCTTTAACAAACTTTGCTTTTGTAAATGGTCCATTATATTTAAACCGTGCAATGAACAATTCCATAGGCTGGCCAACCCGACTTGGATGACAGTTTGGAGCAACTTCATCCCATGTAGGTTGACCTTCGTAAGTACCTGTGTACTCAAGATATCCGCCGTGATAGGTAAATTGTGATTTGTTAAATTTTGTCATATCATTTTCTCCATTTGATATAACTATACTACCACAGTTTAAACCGATTGTACACCATTAAATGCAATTAATTTGCATTTTTTTTACTTTTTTTCTGAAACAAACTCATAAAGTTTATCAGCTTGATTTTTGATTTCTTCTGGAGTAATCGCTTTTGGAATGTATTTTTGATAAGCTTCTAAAGCTTGTTCAGTGTTATCTTTATACATTGCCATTGCTTTATATGCTAGTTCCATTTGCATGTCGTATTGCTTGTCTAGCATTTCTTTTGCCATGTTTAAAACATCATAGCGGATTTGATATGGATTTGACATTTAAGTCTCCTGTGTTATGTGTGTGTTAGACCTGAGGGGCCATGACAGCCCCTCCGCTGTGATTTTTCTGTCAGCTTTTCTTTAGCTTTGCAATTTCCATCATACAATTTTTAGCTTCTTCATGATAACCAAGTGAAGCTAAATGTGATGCTGCTCTGCTGTATCCAATAATCTCACAGGTATTTTGAATCCCCTGCCAGATTCTGGAGATAATAGAACGACGACCAATAGTAACGCTTTCAACATAGAACATTACACCCATCCTCTTAGATTAGGATTCATGTCTACATCAGCGCGGGCAATAGATCTAATATCACCTCTATTTATACCAATGTCATTCAATTCTGCATCTGTCAATCTACTTAATTCTTTTACGGTATCTTTGTATTGCCTTTGGCGTTTTACATAAGAATTCCAAGTTTTGAAGAAATCCAAAAGACTTTCAATCGGATTCCGTAAGTAGTTGCTTATTGTCAGTATGTGTTGTGTCATTTTCGACCTCGTTAAATTTTCCAATGTTAATTTTACGAGGACGCATTTCTTCAGGGATGACGTACTTCAATTCAATTGCAAGAATACCATCCTGAATATCTGCTCCGTGCACTTGTACGTGCTCAGACAGCCGGAACGTGCGTTTAAACTTCTTGGTAGAAATACCACGATGAATAAATTCACGACCTCTTGACTTGTGATCCCCAGCCACAGTTAAAGTACGATCTTTAACTTCTACAGAAAGTTCGTCTTTCGAAAATCCAGCAATTGCAAGTTCAATTAAATAGTCACTTTCACCTACTTTAATAATATTGTGAGGTGGATAATGATCATTCGCATGTTTTGCTGTCCATTCAAGTTCATTGAATAGATGATCGAATCCTACAAAAGATGAACGGGGAAAAAGTTGTTGTAAGCCTGTCATTGTTATCTCCTTTTGATCAAGCAAGATTAAATGGAGCCGGACTATCCGCACTCCGATAGTATTTATATAGTTATTGCTATACCAAATTTAAATAGCCGGTAGTCATTTTTTTACCAAAAAGTTTCAGAATTGTTTATCATCTCTACTACTTTTTGTTGGTATATCATTTTATTGTGTTCATTAACCATTAGTGTTTTTTTATCATAACCGAAAGTTGTATCCATATCATCCATATAAACTAATCTTTCAACTTCGTCAAAGAACGCATAAAATCTTTCGTAATGATTTTCTATATTATCGTAAGAATAATCTATCCAATCATATAATTTGTATCCTTCATCTTGAAGATACTTCATTGTTCCCATTTTTGCAAATACTAAAAAAGGTTTACCATGCTTCAAATGTTTTAATGTTTTTTCTGTTAATGAATTTGCATATGGTCTGGTTTCTATAGAAACATTCAATAAAGCTAAATCAGTTTGTGGAAAAGAGGCATACTGATCAATATTAGCTCTATTCACTTTAACAGTATTTCCATTCCTATCTACTTGTCTAATTTTAAACACTTCTTTAAATAATAAATTGTTATTTAAAATTTCATAATAATAGCTTCTATATTGTTCTGGTGTTTCTTTTATAAAACTATTTAATTTTATTCTTACATCTTCTAAATAATTTTCTATTGGTGTATCAGGTTGGTCTGCACATAATGTAAAGAAAGTATCTTCATGATTTAAAATATTTCTACGAGATGCTTCAAGCATAGATAAAATTCTAAATTCGTTGGAACTTGCTTTTCCTATGACATAACATACTTTTTTTGCTAGATTAGGATGACTATCTTTAAATGTTCTTTTAAGATAATAATCATGATTCCAATTATATCTAGGCAACATTCTATTTTTAGTTTTAGATAATTTAAAATATTTTTTTATATGTGGCTCTACGCTTTCTAGTGAATAACGGTTATCATAAAAACTTAAGTGATGATCAATATCATGTTTTCTAAAGAAATTTATTATATCATTAACTATAGAACTGTTTTCTGGAATAACTTCTAAACACCAAATAACGCCAACCTCAATATAGCGAGAGAAAATGAATTGTATTAATGATGGAGTAAAATGTTTTTCTAACCACAGAGTAATGTTTTCAAGTTCATGAATTACTACCCATGGTATTAAAATTATATTTTTGTTATTTGAGTCAAGCTCATCCTCAATTGATTTATATTGTATGGACCAGTTTTTATAACGAAACTGTTCTCTTATTTCATAATCAATTTCGTCTTGTATTTTTAAATCATATAAAGGTGATTTGTAATCATGCCACAAAGCTAATATGTTCGAATCCTTTAGCATAACTATAATAAAAATATTTGTCCATTTGTTTTTTTGATTCAAAAGAATCTTCAGGAAATAAAAGACTTAAGTTTAAAACACATCCAGAATTTTCTATGTTTTGAGTTAATTTTGGAATACATCTTCCCAAATGAAATCCACAAAAGTAATAATAATTATAGCCTTCAGGGATTTCATTTATTTGTTTGCCAACCGTTATCTCATCCATAAGTTCTTCATCGTATTTAGTATACTTAAATATGTCACAATCAATATGTTTTAATTGTGTATTTAAGTATTTTCCAAAAGAAGTAGTTTCATCACTTAACCAAGGATATTTTTCTAAATCATAATCTTTAAGTTGTTTCCATGCATCAACTACTATTAAACAATCCACTTACTTTCTTCCAATATTGTATTTTGGACAAAGCTCCCAATTGTGTTTATCTTTAAATGATATAATTTTTATAGTTCTTAATGGAGCACATTCTAATGCTTCTTTCTTTTCTATAGTAAGTAAACCCCAATCACTTAGTAAAGTAGTAATTGTATTTCTACGAGCAATATCTGTTTCTTCTAAGTTAGATTTTTTTCCATCAAGCAAAAACAATTCTTTAAAGTGCACGATAAAATATCGTCCTTGTTTATGTAATATATGGCATGATTGGTAGAGCTTTTTATCTTTTCTAGATGCAACACCGATTCTTGTTAGTGTTTCTTTAATTTTTAAAAAATCGTCTGGCTCATCTATGGTTACTTCCAGCATAAGATCTGGTGACCATTCTATTAAATTATTTTCTTCTTCCACCTTTATTCACCTTCTGTTTTATTATAGTTATTTGTTCAGGCGACAGAAGGGTCAAAGCTACTCTTGCTTTTTCATTACTATAACCATAGTATTCTTTAACCGCTTCAATATCACTAACGGATTCCGCTTTAAACCATTTACTAAAACGTTTCCGTTGTCTAACCATATTTATAAGAAAATGATATTGTAGTTTCTTATCTATGTTATGATACTTATTCATTTCATTTGCAAGAATAACAGTATCATTAAAATAAGATAAACCACGATTAACCATAAAGGGGTTATATTCTTTTTCTGCTATATCATCAACCATAATATCTTTCTTGGTTGTGTTTATAGAATTTAAATAATCAAAATGATTCATAACATATTATCCATAAAGTCTATTATATTTTTTTAAATACATACTAGCTATATATTCATGACCAGCTTTATTTGGATGTGGATCTTCATCTGAAATTAAATATTTTTCTTTATTTCTTGCTAACACTTTAGACATAGGTTGATCATATACTGGATGTCTTAACCATCCTTTAGTCACTAGATTTCTATGAGGAAATTTAAAAGGTATATATTCATAATCAATAGGTGGAAGCATTTGAGCAAAAATATATTTTATATTTAGTGCTTCGCATATATCAGTAAGAGTTTCGAGTTCATCATAATACTTTTCTGCAAAAAAGCTTGGATCTGTTTTTGATATTAATGCCTGTGCAACAGAATAAGGATGATCACCTAAAAAATTATAAACTGAAGAATAGTCATCTCCATCTTTACCATCCAACCAACGTGTAGGATTAAAATGATGTTTATAATAAAAATGTAATCGAGTAGCATCAGTCCAACCAATTATAACTAAATCAATCTCTTTATAATTACGAGATATAAATGGAAGTGTTTTATCTAAAATATAATCATTTCCATATCCATATTTTGCAAAATTATAAAGAGGCTTATCTAATTTTTCTGCTACAATTTCTGGCCAATTTTGCCAAGAAACATTTGGATTTGGTGCTGTGTACCCACAACCTGCTGCTACTATCATTGAATTGCCTGTACTAATGTTTGTAATCTCATAACATCCATAGCAATATCATGCTTTGGATCATGAGCTATAAAGTTTTCACAGTTAGGTGGAATAAAACTATTCTTTAAATCTGATCCCCAACTTAAGCCTTCAATTATAGAGCGAGTATCTCTAACTTCCCACCATTCATAAGGCATCGGATTTCCAGTCTGTCTCATTATATATTCAAGAAAGATAGGATCAAAAGTATTTCCTCTTGTATAAACTTTTTTGACATTGGCTGATTTGTTTACAACAAAAAATCCATATAGTTCTGAAATAGATTTATCATCAGAAGAAGGTTTAATTTGTTCTTTTGCTAAATCACCTTGTTCCATCCACCAATTTAATGTATCTTTGTTTATATGTCGTTTATAACTTTTAACTTGATCTTGGACATCAAATTTAATCATATGAGTTTGTTCAACTAATTCATCGAACGTATATGAAATTGTATCACTAGTAAAACGTGATTCAGAAAAGTTTAACATTGCCATAGAAACAACTACACCATTTGTTTGTTCTTGTGATAGTGTTTCAAAATCAAATATACAAGCATTATTTAAACCATCATATGCTACCATCATTGCATCTCCACATTTGCCATGATTTCAGTCATGCATGCAACAACATTTAATTCATGATCTGCAACAAAAGCATTTTTATATTGATAGTCAGCCAAGATTAATACAAGTTGCGGAATTGATTGTGGTCTAACTTTATCTTGCATTCTATCATAGATTCCACGGAAAATACTTGACGCATCAGTGTCAATATTATTAGTAACCCATTGTCTCATCTTTTTAAAATCTTTACCTTTAAGATAAGTAAATAAATTTTGATATGATGTATCAGATAAATTTACAAGTATTCCGGCATCAATTTTTCCACTGATTGCATATCGTTGGCATTCATTAAGAACACGTCTCCAATCAGGTCCATGTTTTAAAATAACTTGAGCTAATGTATTACGTTCATATTCTACATTTTCTTGTTTAAGAACATCCTCTAGTCTTTGTAACATTTGTGTAGAAAGTCCAGCTAATGTTTTGCGATCTGTATTGAATTCATACACTGAACAACGAGAATGTAAAGGATCTATAATGCGATTTTTAAAATTGCAAGTTAAAATGAATCTACAATTGTTTGCGAATTCTTCAATAAATCCACGCAATGCGGGTTGCGTAGATTGTGGATTAAGATAATCAGCCTCATCAAGGATGACTACTTTATATCCTCCGGATAAAGATACTGAAGAAGCAAATTGTTTTATCTTC